TCCTTATGGCAGACAAGATTGCAAAAAAATTTAAAGAGGAGCTACTTGAAAAAGTAGTTACTGGCGGAGGTCAAACAGGCCAATCAATTGGCCCTGACAATTCTTCTGTTAAACAAGCTCAAGCACCTGGTAATTCAAAGCGTCAAGGTGATTTGGCATCACAAAAATTGGAGGGAGATGTGGAGGCAACCGATCCTCAAAATAATACAAAACCAACTGCCGACACTTCGGCAAAGAACAAACAATCAGTGTCCATGAAAGAAGACGTTGATGCAATGTTTGCTGGTCAAGAACTGACGGAAGAATTCAAAGAAAAAGCAACTGTGATTTTTGAAGCTGCTGTCAATGCTCGTGTTGCTGCTGCAACAGCAGAACTGACAGAACAATACGATCAATCGTTCGAGGAAGCAAAGACAGAAATCACAGAAGAAATTTCTCAACGTGTCGATGAATATCTGCACTATGTCGTTGAGCAGTGGATGAAAGCAAACGAGCTTGCTATTGAATCTTCGCTTCGCACTGAAATTTCTGAAGAATTTATTGCCGGTCTCAAGAACTTGTTTGAAGAACACAACATTGATATTCCTGAAGAGAAGGTTGACGTTGTTGAAGAGCTGGCCAAACGAGTCGAAGAGTTGGAAGAAAAACTCAACGAACAAATCACTGAAAACATCGAGCTTCGCAAAGTGACCGACGAAGTCACAAAAGAAGTTGTTTTCAGCGAAGTTTCGGAAGGTTTGGCAGCAACCCAAATTGAGAAATTGCAAACATTGGCTGAAGGTGTACAATTCGATGATGAAGATAGCTTCAAACAAAAGTTGTTGATCATCAAAGAAAACTATTTTCCTTCAGACAAGAAAGTTGTTCAGCTGATCACAGAGGACGTTGAAGATGAGCAACCTGAGCAGCAAATTGAAACTAGAGGTCAAATGGGCCGTTATGTTCAAGCAATCTCTCGTACGATCAAAAAGTAGTATTATATAAATAACTATAAACCTCAATAAGGAGAAAAAAATATGTTTCTAGCTGAAGAACTTCAAAATAAATGGAAACCAATTCTTGAACATGCTGATTTGACAGCTATCAAGGATTCTCATCGTCGTGGCGTAACAGCTGTTCTGCTCGAGAACACCGAGCGTGCACTGCGCGAAGGCGGTGCATCGTATGGCCGTCAATCGCTGTTGTCTGAAGGTGATCTGCCTGTTAACGCAATGGCAGGATCGTCTTCGACCGCTGCTGACGGTTCGATCGACACGTTTGATCCTGTGTTGATCTCGTTGGTTCGCCGTGCAATGCCAAACCTGATTGCCTATGACATCTGCGGCGTTCAGCCAATGACTGGCCCAACTGGTTTGATTTTTGCAATGCGTGCTCGTTACGCTAACCAAACAGGGACAGAGACATTCTACAACGAAGTTAACACTGCGTTCTCGACTGTTAAAGATGGTGCCAACACTCTTGGTAACAAACATGTTGGTGGATATCCTGGCAACACAACGACAGGCACTGCTAACTTGGCTGAAACTGGCGTTTACAACTTTGCTGGTGGCATGTCAACAGCCCAATCGGAAGCACTGGGAACCACAGGTAACACAGCTATTCCTCAGATGGCTTTCTCGATTGAGAAAGTTTCTGTGACAGCTAAGTCCCGCGCTCTGAAAGCTGAATACACGATGGAACTCGCACAGGACCTGAAAGCAATTCACGGTCTTGACGCTGAGACAGAACTTTCCAACATCCTGTCTTCAGAGATCCTTGCTGAAATCAACCGTGAAGTTGTTCGCACGATTGCATTGACCGCAAAACAAGGTGCTTCTTCTGGCACAACAACTGCTGGTCGTTTCGATCTGGACGTTGATGCAAATGGTCGTTGGTCTGTTGAGAAATTCAAGGGTCTGATGTTCCAAGTTGAGCGTGAAGCTAATCAAATTGCCAAAGACACACGTCGTGGTAAAGGCAACATCGTTATTTGCTCGAGCGATGTAGCATCTGCTCTGCAAATGGCTGGTGTTCTTGATTACACCCCTGCTTTGAACTCTAACGCACTGAACGTTGATGATACAGGCAACACGTTTGCTGGTGTTCTCAATGGTCGTATGCGTGTTTATATCGATCCGTATGCAACTGGTAACTATATGGTCATCGGTTACAAAGGTTCATCCGCGTTCGATGCTGGTTTGTTCTATTGCCCATACGTGCCGCTCCAAATGGTTCGTGCTGTTGATCAAGACAGCTTCCAACCGAAGATCGGCTTCAAAACTCGTTACGGCATGGTAGCAAATCCGTTTGCAGAAGGTACGACAGCTGGCGTTGGTGCGTTGACGAAAGATTCGAACGTTTACTATCGTCGCGTTCTCGTGGATAATATTTTGTAACAGTTACTACAAGAACAATAATATTTAAGTAGTAACATAATTCTGGGCAACTTCGGTTGCCCAGTTTTTTACTTATTTAAATCCAACCAAAAATATATGAGGTTGCTCGATGAAGCATTTTGATATTCCAGAAAAAGAATTGTTGTTGAACAAGTATAATAGAATTGGATCTACAATAAGTTCTTTAGCAAGAGAATTCCACACATCACAACCTACAGTACGGAAATGGCTCATTCACTATAATATTTGCCGAAAATCTCATGCGCAAGCATCAACAGAAGCAAATAGAAGAGAGCATGAAACAACGTTACCTAGTAGAGAGGTACTTGTTAACGATTATAATAACATGTCTATAAACGAACTGTACACGAAATATGGTATAGGTCAGCTCAAGTTGTATCAATGGTTTGAACACTACGGAATACCTTTAAAATCCCATCAACAAGCGTGTGTTGATGCAAAAACAAGACAATATGCTGACTATGTAATAAAAAAAGAAGAGTTCGAAGATTACTATAAGCAATGTGGTTCTTTAACTGCATTAGCAGAATATTTGCAACGAGACATGAACTGGATTCGTAAATATAGGAATGAATATGCTATTTCTTTAATTCCTCCAAAGAGGTCAAGAGCAGAACAGCATTTGTGCGATTGGCTGCAAAGCAACCAAATTAGTTTTGATATCAATCGCAGAGACATAATATCACCAAAAGAAATAGATATTTTTCTTCCTGACCACAATATTGCAATAGAAATTTGTGGAACAGTTTGGCATAGTGAATGGTTTGGGCAAAAAGACAGAAATTATCATAGAGATAAGTTTGCTAAATGCTTTCAACAACACATCAAGTTAATAACTCTCTGGGATTTTGAAGTTTTTAATGAAAAAACAAAAACGTTAATTCTTGCAAAGATAGGCAAAAGCTCAAAAGTAGTAGGTGCAAGAAAAACTATCGTGAAAAAAATTCCATATAAGCAAGCAACATTGTTTGAGCAATCTTATCATATGATGGGAACAAAACCAGCTAAAATGTACTATGGTTTATTTCTTAATGAAGAGATAGTTGGAGTGATGTCGTTTGCTAAAGCAAGATACAAAAGTGATTGTCAATGGGAAATGATAAGAATGTGTTTTGGAAAAACCAATGTAATCGGTGGAGCTAAGAAGTTGTTTAGAGCATTTTTAAGTGATACTAATCCGCAATCGGTTGTTACCTACAGTGATTGTAGATTCGGGGTTGGAGGGGTATACAGCAGTTTAGAATTTCAATTCTCTCATCACACACCTGCAAATTATTTTTATTTTCACAAAACAGCAAGTAATCACCTTCAATCAAGAATACAATTTCAAAAACATAAACTTAAAGATAAATTGGATTTTTATGATGAAACTATGTCTGAATCTAGCTTAATGAGAGCTAACAACTACGAAAGAATATGGGACTGTGGAAACTACGTGTGGAAATGGGTCAGATAAATATTTACTGAATAGTAAATAACCGGATTCTAATAAATATGGCCGCTATTGATAATCAACCCGATAATAAAAACTTCTTATCACCGATTGGTTTTAAATTTGTGATAAAGAAGACCCCTCATATCAATTACTTTGTTCAAACAGCCACACTTCCTAGCCTGCAATTGGGAACAAGTAACGTTGATACCCCCTTTGTCAAATTTCCTTTGCCTGGTGATCACTTGAATTTTGGTGATTTTTCGTTAACTTACAAAGTTGATGAAGATTTAAAAAATTATTTGGAAATTTATAATTGGATGATTGCTCTAGGGTTTCCTGATAATTTTGATCAATACAAGAGTGCAGATGATATTCGGCAAGGTCCAATAACAGGACAAATAAACAGAATGTCAGGTTTAAGTATGATCACGGACGGAACGCTGATAATTCTTTCAAGTTCAAGAAATCCAATTCATGAAGTTGTATTTGAAAATATTTTTCCTACATCGTTGAGTGAACTTCAATTCACTTCAACGGATACTGATGTCAGTTTTTTAACATCGACAGTAACATTTGCCTATCAAAAATATTCAATTAAGTCGGTTTAGCTGTTGACTTGCAGGGGTGTATGCAGTAATATACTTACGTTATTTAAATAAGTGAGTTTAAAATGAAATTAAGTGAAATACAACAGTTGTGGAGTGTTGATTCAAAAATTGATAGAACAGAGTTGGGTGAGGAAAGCTTAAAAATACCTCAACTTCATTCGAAGTATTTTAACGTCTACAGCACCGAACGTTTGTTATACAAACAATTTGAAGCCGAATACAAAAAGCTTTACAGACTGAAATATGAATATTATATGGGCCAGTTGAGTAAAGACGAACTAGTCGAACACAATTGGGAACCATATCAATTAAAAATTCTCAAGTCTGATGTTCCAATGTACATCGATGCTGATAATGACATTTCCGATCTAAAACGGAAAATACACATACAAGAGGAAAAACTTGAATTCTTGGAGTCTATTATTAAAAGTCTTGGAAACAGAGGCTTTCAACTAAAGACTGCCGTAGATTGGATCAAGTTTACACAAGGGGCATGACATACGATTCAATAGCAATTGAGCAGATAGACAATGTATATTTAAAAATACATTGTGAAAAAAGCGTTGCTATGGAGATTTCAGACCATTTCACTTTCAATGTTCCTGGTGCTCGTTTTACACCGGCATTCAAAAACAAAATCTGGGATGGTAAAATACGGCTTTTTAATTTAGCAAATCATACAATATACAGAGGATTGTTAGAATCAATCAAACAATTCTGTGAACAACGTGAATACACTATAGAATACAGTAGTGATTTTTCTGCAGACAGTTTTTCGATTGAAGAAGCTAAGGATTTTATTGAAACACTGAACCTCCCTAATCATCTTGAACTAAGGGATTATCAGATAAAATCGTTTACACACTGTATTCGTAACAAACGTGCTGTTGTGATTTCTCCAACAGCGTCTGGAAAATCGTTGATCATTTACTTCATTGCAAGACTGTATAACACAAAGACATTAATTATTGTTCCTACCACCGGTCTTGTTCATCAACTTTATTCGGATTTTATTGACTATGGAATCGATGAAAACATGGTACATAAAGTGTTTTCAGGTCAAGATAAGGATACTGACAAGCAAATCGTTATAACCACGTGGCAATCGATTTATACATTAAAGAAACCGTGGTTTGAACAATATAATGTGGTGATTGGAGATGAGTGTCATCATTTTAAAGCAACGAGCTTAACGTCAATTATGACAAAATTAATTAACGCTAAGTATAGGTTTGGTTTTACTGGATCGTTGGATGGATCGTTGACAAATGAGCTAGTGCTCGTTGGATTGTTCGGTCCAAAAATGCAAGTAACCACTACATCGGAATTGATAGAGAATAAATATTTATCGCCATTCAGAATAAAAGCGCTTGTTCTTTCTTATGATGATGATACAAGAAAAATGTGCGCAAAATTAGATTACAAAGACGAACTCGATTTTATTGTACAATGTGAAAGAAGAAACAATTTTATACGAAATTTAGCACTTTCGTTAAATGGAAACACTCTGATTCTTTATCAATTTGTCGAAAAGCAAGGAAAAACATTATTTAATAAAATCTCGTCAAAGGCAGCTGAAGATAGAAAAGTTTTTTTCGTTCATGGTAGTGTTGATGGGGAGCAAAGAAATGACATTAGGTATATTGTTGAGCAGGAAAACAATGCAATTATCGTAGCATCATATGGTACTTTCAGCACCGGTGTCAACATAAAAAGGATTCACAACATTATTTTTGCAAGTCCGTTCAAATCAAAAATAAGGGGACTTCAATCTATAGGTCGGGGATTGAGAAAAGGGGACGATAAAGAAATAGCTACTTTGTTCGATATTGCCGATGATCTGAAATGGAAATCAAGGGTCAATCATACATTAAAGCATTTTATTCAGCGCGTCGATATCTACAATCAAGAAAAGTTTGAATATAAAATATATAATGTAAAGATAGAGGGGATAGCATGATAAAAATAATAAAATTGCTTAATGGTACAGAAATTATTGGCAGCATCCTTCAAGAAAACAATAACATTATCGAAATTGATAATCCCATTCAAATTAATTACAAGAACATAGAATCTTCTATTCCGTCAATTTCTTTGACGAGGTACATGCAATTTAGTAAAATTAGAAAATGCACATTCGAAAAATCAAATGTTGTCAATATTGTTGAACCATTGGAAGGAATGGTATCCTACTACAACACAGCTCTGCATCATTTTAAAACAGAAATTGATAGCATTGTTGACAGTGAGTTGAAAAGAGTTTCTGAGATTGATACAGAACTTGATCCATACTCTGCTTTTCTAGAAAAGTTCAATACAAATCAACCGTTACATTAAAATGTTGACATGAGATAATTTTTAATGTATCATTATTATTGTTAACCGAAAGAATATTATTATGACTACACATTATGTTGATAACAAAAAGCTGTATGAATGTATCATTGAATACAAGCAGCAATGTATAAAAGCTAAAAAACAAAAGAAAGAAAAACCAGCAATACCAAAATATGCTGGGGAGTGTATCATGATGATAGCTGAACGTTTAAGTTTGAAACCAAACTTCATCAATTATTCTTTCAGAGACGAAATGATCAGTGATGGTATTGAGAACTGTATCAGTTATTTTGATAACTATGATCCAGCGAAATCGACCAATGCTTTTGCATACTTTACGCAAATAATTTTCTATGCTTTTCTACGTAGAATCCTTAAGGAGAAGAAGCAGCAATACATTAAGCACAAGTCGATGGAAAACTCAATGATATTCGAAGAACTTGTCTCCCAACACGATGACAACGAATTTACCATTCAATCAATCCCAGATTTTGACAATCAATATAATGTTGATTTTATAAAATCATTCGAGAGCAACATACAGGACAAAAAAGAAAAAAAGAAGAAAAAAGGCATTGAGAAATTTTTAGATACTTAATTTGGATTTTACTTTATGAAAATATGCGTACTAGGAGATACTCATTTTGGGGCTCGTAATGACAGCCCTATTTTTGATAAGCAATTCAAAAATTTTTACGAAAATATATTCTTCCCATACTTAGAACAACATCAGATAACAACTGTTATTCAGTTAGGAGATGTGTTTGACCGTCGTAAATACATTAATTTTAATACATTGAATTCAGTCAAAAATTATTTTTTTGATAGATTGAACTCTGAGTATTCTACATACATGTTGGTCGGAAACCACGATACGTTTTTTAAGAATACGACCGAAGTAAATTCAGTAGACTTGCTGTTGTCAAGTTATCAAAATATACACTGCATTGAAAAACCGCAGGAAATAACTTTTGATGGGACGTCAATTGTTTTTGTTCCGTGGATTTGTCCAGAAAATCAACAAGAAGTTCTCGATACGATTGCCAAATCAAAAAGTCAGATTTGTTGTGGACATTTTGAGATTCAAGGCTTTGAAATGTATAAAGGAACAGTGATTGATCATGGGTTAGATCAAAAGCTGTTTGATAAATTTGACCTTGTGATGTCTGGTCATTATCATCACAGGTCAACAAAAAGAAACATCACGTATTGTGGAACACCGTATGAATTGACATGGTCTGATTACCACGATCCAAAGGGGTTTCATATATTTGATACCAAAACAAGAGAATTACAATTTGTCTGCAATCCTAACGTTATGTTTGTAAAGTACTACTATGATGATAAAGATAAAACGTTGGAAGATGTTGCCTTAGATGATTTTTCAGTGTATAAAGATACAATTGTCAAAATAATTGTTAGAAACAAAACAAATCCTTATTTGTTTGATATTGCTGTAGAAAAACTTGAGCAAGCTGGAGTATGTGATATGCAAATTGTAGACGATCATTTTCACCTCAATAATGAGCACGATGAGGATATAGTCAATGAAGCAGAAGATACGTTGACAATACTCAACAAATACATTAAGACAATGCAAGTGCAAACAAACAAACAGCAGCTCGAGCAATTGATGAGAAAACTATATGATGAAGCTTTGTCATTGGAATAGGGTTATGAATTTTTATTATGAATTGAGGAGAGAAAAATTAATATTTTTTACTTGCATCCAAATCCCAAAGAATGTGCTGTTATGCACAACAACAAACATTGTGTAAAGATGATATTGGAATATGCTCAACTACTTTCTACTGCTCATCGTGTGCTTGATGGTAATCTCATTGATGGCTACAGTAAAACTGGTCGAAAACAAAAAAGATATGTTCTTTCTGACAATCGCGATTCTTTATTGTATTCTGCTACTCATATCAACCATCCTTCAGCAGTTTGGGTAAGGAAATCTCGAGACAACTACACATGGCTGTATCAGCTGCTCGTGTGGCTGTGTAGAGAATACACATATCGATATGGCAAAATACACAAAACCCAATCGTGTGGATTGCTAGACACTCTTTGGTTTGTTCCTGCAAAAATTCCTGAACATCCTAGGTTTACTGAACCAACACCAGCTATGCCTGATCAATATAAAGTACAAAACGATTCAATTGAATCATATCGAAATTACTATAAAGGAGCAAAGGCATCAATATCAAGCTGGAAAAATAGGGCAATTCCTGAATGGTTTAGTCAATGATTGAAATTAGAAAAATAAAATGGCGTAATTTCCTTTCAACAGGAAATGTTTTTACCGAACTGAATCTTTGTGATTATCAACTAACATTGATGGTAGGTAAAAACGGTGCTGGAAAATCGACACTGCTTGATGCGGTGTCGTTTGCATTTTTTGGCAAACCGTTTCGAAATATCAACAAAAATCAGCTAGTCAATTCAATCAATAAAAAGAACACAGAAGTTCATGTCGAATTTAATATTGGCAACAAACAATATGTTATAAAAAGAGGAATAAAACCAACGTTATTTGAGATTTATTGTGATGGCAATTTGATAGATCAAAATGCTGAACAAAAAGAATATCAGGAGATGCTCGAGAAACAAATATTGAAGTTGAACCACAAATCGTTCAACCAAGTAGTTATTCTTGGATCAACATCTTTTGTTCCTTTCATGCAATTGACCGCAGCCAACAGAAGAGAAATCATTGAAGACTTGCTCGACATTGAGATTTTTTCAAAAATGAACGTACTATTGAAAGATCGGTTGTCAAAAAACAAAGACGACATACAAAAAGCCGATATTGCTATTAAGCAATTGAACACGAGAATTGAAATAGAAGAGAAACATTTAAAAGAAAAAAAGCAAAACTTGACTGACATCGTAGAAGAAAAAAACAAACAGAAAACAAAAATAAACAAGCAAATAAAATCAAATCAATCAATTGTTGAAACACTCACTACCCAATATCATGAATGGCTTGCAGCTAAGCAGACAAATGAAAAAAAGCTATTGAAGGTTAAAAAACTTGAGGATCTAAAAAAACAACTACAGCAGAAAATTAGAAAAATTGATGATGACATTGATTTTTTTTCAAGTAACGACAATTGTCCCACGTGCAGACAGATAATTGATAACATGTTTAAAAGTTCGACTATTGAAAGTAAGCAACATCAGAAATGGCGATACATCAATGGAATATCAGACATTGATGCACAGATACGAACCTATGGCAATCTTGATGGAATAGTTGCAGAGCAAACATCATGTGTTAATATAATCAACAATCAAATAATGTCAGCAAAGATGGCAATTGCTGTTGATCAAAAGCTAATTGAGAACATCGATAATGATATAAGTATATTGAATGTTGAAGATCAGTCGTCTACAAGCGTGTCTGAAATACAAGATCTAAAAACTAAATTGGCATCTTGCCAGCAAGAATACAAGGGATTATTAGACGATAAGCAAGTACTAGAAGTTGCTGGTCTACTGCTTAAAGATACAGGAATAAAGACTAAAATAATTCAGCAATACATTCCGGTAATAAACAAGCTGATCAATAAATATTTAGCATCAATGGATTTTTTTGTCAATTTTGAATTAGACGAAAATTTTGAAGAAAAAATAAAATCGAGGTTTCGAGATGAGTTTGTTTATGAAAGTTTTTCAGAAGGTGAAAAGATGCGGATTGATCTTGCTCTCTTGTTTACATGGAGATCAATTGCTAAACTACGTAACAGCATTTCTACTAACCTTCTTATCATGGACGAGGTTTTTGATAGTTCATTAGACAATGAAGGAACTGATGAATTTTTGAAGATACTGAATCAGTTGACAAAAGACAACAATACCTTTATAATATCGCACAAAGGCGACCAGCTGTTTGATAAATTTCCTAACGTAATCAAATTTGAAAAAATAAAGAACTTTTCGAGGGTGGTGCAATGACAATATTAAACCTTGTGAGTAGTGATGACCCTATATTGAGGGAATCAATGCCAGCTTTTGATTTCAAAAATCCTCCTTGTGATCCAATTGAACTTGCTAAAGATTTGGCAGAGACAATGATATCAAATAAAGGACTTGGCATATCTGCAAACCAGGTTGGTCTTCGCTATAGAGTATTTGCAATTAACTGCAATCCTGTTTATGTTTGTTTTAATCCTCGAGTGATTGATCAAACCAACAGCAATATTATTTTAATGGACGAGGGCTGCTTGTCTTTTCCCAATCTGTATGTTAAAATAAAACGTCCTCGAACGATCAAAGTCAGATTTACAAAACCAAACGGGGACACAGATACGATGAAGTTTGATGGAATGACTGCACGTTGTTTTCTCCATGAATTGGACCATCTTAATG